AGAGGAGCTTTCATATGAACATGAAAGTATTTAACCAAGTTTATAATGAACTTAGCTTACTACAACAGGAAAACATGGACGATCTAAGAATCGCAGAAGAATCTTTGATGGCAACCATGACTTTTACTATGACCAATGCACCGTCTACGTTGAACGGATTGTGCTTGATCTCTAACACGTTTAATGGTATACTATCTGAGTACACACTAAAAGATATACAACTAAGAGGAGAGTGACGTGAATATTCCTGAGTTTAAAGACATCGAAGATGTTGAAAAGTTTCTGCGTTATGGTGGCGATGAGTGGTGCCGCCCAATGGTAGAAGAATATATGGAACTCATTGCTTATGATGTTGATCCTGAAGATATTAATATTCAAGAACTAAATGGCTGGATTGAGCATGAAATGCGTTCCCTTTCAGAGGGTTATGAAAGATGGAACTATGACACAGCTTGAGGCTATAGAAGAAACTCTTGAAGTGTTGAGCCAACTTCAGTTGAATGGCTTAGTAAAACTAGAAAACAGTGACAAAGTGTCACAGTGCATTCAGCACTTATATACAATACGTTTCAACCTAAAGATGAAAGAGAATCAAAATGTTTAACCATGATGTAATTAACTTTCGTGTAGAACCGTTTGACCTTGGTGCTTTTAATCCTAACTTTGGAGGTGTAGATGGGGGAAAGATTGATCCCTCACTAGGTGTAGGTCTACGTCGTACTGATAGCAAAGAGCCTATTGCAATTGTGTCTGATAAATATGAGCCTGTTCAGTATCTTGATCTTGTAGAAAATATTGAAGAAGCTATTGCTATGTCAGGTATTGATCTTGATGGTGCTGAGTTCCAAACCAATGTAATTGGTCATGGTGAACAGCTAGAACTTACTGCCAAGTTCCATGCTGAAGCCACAACGATAGACGGCAGGAATGATACGGTTACACCACAGTTCAAGTTCCGCACCAGCCACAACAGGACATGGGCTAACAACGGGATGATGGGTTACTTCCGTCAGGCGTGTTACAATACCCTTGTTGATGGTAACAAGCTGGCCTATGTGTATGGTCGCCACTCAAAGAACTTCTCTGTCACCAGCTTTGCCAGTAAGATAAGGGCTGCATCTGACTTCATTGCCAACGATGGCATGGATCAGATGAAAATGTGGTATAATACTTCTATTGATAGAGATCAGGCTATCAGTCTGTTCAGCAACACGTTGGCAAAAAGCACAGACAACGTGACCAAAGCGCATCGCCCCAACAAAGTAATGCTATCCACCCTGATGAAAACCTTTGATGAAGAGAACCGTCACCTCATTGGACGGGGTAACTACGAAGGGTACAGCCAGCAGACCAAAGGTACACTGTGGACTGCTTATCAGGCAGCTACGGCATGGTCTACCCATGTACCCAAAGCTAACACCCGTGTACTGCGTGAAGATAAGGTGCGTAAGATGATGGTCTCACCACATTGGAAACGATTGGAGATGGTATAGTGGCAAAGCAGACTGACAACAAGTACGACCCGACACAACATCGGATCAAGAAGCGTACATCTATAGGGGCGGGAAATTTTTCCCGTCCCAACAATAAACATAAGAGACGTAGCTGGAAAAAATATAGAGGACAAGGGCGATGATTATAGATGTAGTTGTAACTCTAATAGATTTAATATTAATAGGAATTATATAATGAATTACATTATAACACAAGTAGATATTGATGGCTTGAGTGACATTGACAGCGTTGATGCAATGATTTCTGAAGAAGACGAAGAAATACATACGTTCCCAACCTATGAAGATGCTGCGGCATATCTTATGTGTCATGGTATCAGGGAACTTCAGAATGGATTCCCCTTTGGAATTAAAATTGAGAGGATGCAATGAACTACTTTAAACTTATCATGTTTAACTTTATAGTAGCTGTTGTAATTGTATTTTCTACACAAGCAAAAGCAGATGAGCTATCCTGTCTTGCAGAAGCAGTGTACTTTGAAGCACGTTCAGAATCTTTTGTTGCACAACTTGCTGTGGCAAATGTTATACTTCAACGAGTGCAGTCCGAAAGGTATCCAGATAATATATGTGATGTGGTACGACAGGGTAGAACATGGAAGGGCAAGCCTGTCAGAAACAAGTGCCACTTCTCCTACTGGTGCGATGGTAAGCCAGAAACTATTGCCAATGTAGATGCATATGCTGAAGCAGTGAATGCAGCAGGGCTTGCCATGAAGGGCGTTATCCTGCTCCATACAGAGGGTGCTACGCACTACCATGCTTCATATGTACTGCCCTACTGGGCATTGGATGAGAGGTTTTCTATCGTAGGGCAGATAGATAATCATGTCTTTTATATTGACAACACTCAATGATGGGAGTATACTATGTCAGAAGACAGCAACTTAAAATCAGCTTGGGATATATTAAATACTAATATTAAGATGTTAAAGTCCAGAGTAAAAGAACAAGAAAAGATAATAGATAAATTAAGAAGTGACTTAGCAAAAGAGAAACAAGTAAATGCTAACACTGGATGGGTGGAACACGATGACAAAAGTTTATGACTTTGATTGGCACAGACTTCAGAAAGAGGATGTACTGAGAAAATCTTTAGGGTACGGTGAAGAGCTATGGTTAATGATGAAAGAATCAGGATATGATGTAACATTACAAGAAGAAAGAGATAAATTTTTCAAAGACTTAGAGGGTTTAGAGTGAGATGGCTAAAAATTTATGGCAGAAAGAACGCAGCGGTTTAATGCGTGACCTTATCAGGGAGTATGTTGATGATGGATATGCCTACAAAGAAGCTAGGAAATTAGCAAAAAAAGAAGCAGATAATATTATGGAAGACAAAGTTTCTTTTGTACATGAACTGTGGGAAGATACATTCGATGACTGTTGAATTGATTGATCATATGGGCAGTGATCTCAGTGTTGTAAATGCAGCACGGGTAAGCTTTGATAAAGAATCATCTTGGGAAGTAATACCTTTTGGTGGACCCACTGAGGGAGTGCTTCAAGATAAAGATATTAAACTAATAAAGTATCTTGCCAAGCATAATCACTGGACCCCATTTGGTCATGGCTCTGCACAGTTTAGGATCAAGGCACCTATCTTTGTAGCACGCCAGCTTATGAAGCATCAGGTTGGTCTGGTCTGGAATGAGGTGAGCCGAAGGTATATCAAAACTGATCCAGAGTTCTGGTCCCCTGACTACTGGAGACAGAGTGCTGAGAACGTAAAGCAGGGGTCATCGAGGCAGTCGGTTGCCTCACCAAGTGTGGTAAACCATATGTTTCAAGATGCACAACGTCACTGCGAAGATTCTTACAAAGCTATGATTGATTCAGGTGTATGTGCAGAACAGGCCAGAGCAATACTACCACAAAGTCTATTGACAGAGTGGTACTGGTCTGGTACACTTATGGCATTTGGACGGGTGTATAAGCTACGATGTAGTAAGGATGCACAGGTTGAAACTCATGATGTAGTAAAACTAATTGGAGAACATATGGAAAAGTTATTTCCTGAATCGTGGGGTGCGCTATGTGGAAGTTGATATTAAATAAGGAATGGGGTGATGTGGAAATTAAATCTTTCGATACTAAGAAGGAGGCGGAAGAAGAACTCCGAAATAGAGAACAACTCACTCAACATCTTACCAAGCAATCTTCAGAAAGAGTTTATGAAATCAAGAAAGGATAGAGCGATGGATGTTCTCGTAGAGATATACAAACCAAAAGACAGAGGCCATGTTCAGACCTGCTTCAAAGCACCGTGGCGTAGTATGGAAATGGTTGATAAGATAGAGACACTGGTATCAATAGAAAAGGATATATCTGCACACCGACAGGAACTATGTAAAGAACTTATGGACATGAGCAAAGGAAAATGGTAAACTTATCTTAATCCACTGGAGATATCTATGGAACTTAAAACGCACCAACCCTGCCCCGACTGTGGTTCGTCAGATGCACTGGCATACTACGAGTGGGGAACTAAATGTTTTAGCTGCGAAGAATCTAAACCCTACAGAAACGGAGAGAGAATGGATACCCAACCAAAACAGGTCGTAAAAATGCACAACGAGAATGAATCTTCTTTTATTTTTTCAGCTATTCCTGATCGAAAGCTATCACTAGATACCTGTAAGAAGTACGGTGTATCCGTTACTAAGAATGGTACTATGATAGACAAGCACATGTACAAGTACCATGACAAGGATGGCAATCACCTTGCTTCCAAGTTCCGGCGCACCAGCGACAAGCAGTTCTGGTCTGAAGGTGATCTTGGCAAGTGTGGTTTGTTTGGTCAGAATATCTTTGGTCAGACGGGCAAGTTTGTCACGGTTTGCGAGGGTGAGATTGATGCCATGAGTGCCTTTGAATTGATGGGATCGAAGTGGCCTTCGGTGTCTATCAAGAATGGCGCACAGTCTGCCGTTAAGAATTGTCAGCAGTCGCTGGAGTATCTTAACAAGTTCGATACCATCGTCCTCTGCTTTGACAATGACAAGCAGGGCAAGGATGCAGCACAGGCTGTTGCCAAACTGTTTGAGCCTAACAAGTGCAAGATCATGGACCTTGAACTGAAGGATGCCAATGAGTATCTGAAGATGGGGCAGCGTGAGAAGTTTACTCAGTCATGGTGGAGCGCACGTACCTATACACCAGCAGGTATCATCAACCTTGCTGACCTTGGCCGTAGCCTCTACGATGAGACGCACAACGAGACTTGTCCCTATCCGTGGTCTGGCATGAACGACAAGACCTACGGCATCAGGACCGGAGAGCTTGTGACGTTTACCTCTGGTGCAGGTATGGGTAAGTCCAGCATCATGCGTGAGCTTATGTATCATATCATGCACAACACCAAGGATAATATTGGTGTGCTTGCTATGGAGGAGAACACGAAGCAGACTGCCTTCAACCTTATGAGTGTCGAGGCCAACGCTAGGCTGTACATCAAGGAGATTCGTGAACAGTACACGCAGGAACAGTTGGATGATTGGCAAGCCAAGACGATTGACTCTGGCAGGTTCTTTGCGTTCGATCACTTTGGCAGCATCGACAACGACGAGATTCTTGGTCGTGTCAGGTACATGGCAAAGGCTCTTAACTGCAAGTGGGTCTTCCTTGATCATCTATCTATCCTTGTATCAGGTCAGGAGGACAACGGCGATGAGCGTAAGTCTATCGACATCCTGATGACCAAGCTTCGCTCTCTTGTTGAGGAGACAGGCATTGCTCTACTTCTGGTCAGCCACCTACGTAGGCCATCAGGTGATAACGGGCATGAGAATGGGCGTGAGGTTACTCTGTCACACTTACGAGGCTCTGCCTCCATTGCTCACCTGTCTGATGCAGTAATTGCACTGGAGCGTAATCAACAGGCAGACGACCCTATCGAAGCTAACACCACCTCTATCCGTATCCTGAAGAACAGGTACACCGGAGATACAGGTGTGGCCTGTCACCTTCACTATGATGGTGGTACAGGACGTATGACACAGATCGATAACCCTTTCTTGGAGAATGACAATGACTGAGGTTCGTAAAAAGTTTGACAGAACTCTGTATGATATTGCTGACAAGGCTGCAAAAGAAGCTATGGTATCTTGGCTAAAGGAACATGATCATACTAACATTGATACCAATGAAACAACTTACTTTGATATCGTATCAACTGTAGGTCCAGAACTTCCAAGACATCTCTATGAGGTGGAGGTAAAATATTCTTGGAAGAGTGATGAGTGGCCTGACAGTTGGAAAGAGTTACGTATTCCACACCGTAAGAAGAGACTACTTGACAAGTGGAAGAGCGAATGTTATAATGACCTTCTTACTTTCGTGGTCTTTAACCATGACTGCACAAAGGCATGGCACGTAGATGGTAACACATTGCTGGACTGCGAGGTTAAAGAAGCCTCTAACTACAAGATAAGAAAGGGCGAAAAATTCTTTCACATTCCCGTAGAAGATGCATACCTGATGGACATGACAAATGAGAGCAGTAGTTGATATAGAAACAGATGCTATTAACGCAACCAAGATACACTGTATCGTAGCAAGGAGCAAAGAAACAGGACAAGCACGACACTGGATAGGAGATGAATGCCATAACTTTAGGGAGTGGTCGAAGAAAATAGATACCTTTATCATGCACAATGGTATCAGCTTCGACGCTCCCTTACTTAATAAGTTTACTGGTTCTGATATTAAGGTAGATCAGATTGATGATACACTTATCAAGTCTCAGTTATACAATCCTATTCGTGATGGTGGTCATTCCCTTGAGTCATGGGGTAACTTCTTCAATCATAAGAAGGGTGACTACCATGACTTCTCCCACTTCAATCAAGATATGTTGAAGTACTGTTACACCGACACGGCTGTAACAATGGAGACGTATGACTACCTACAGGAAGAAGGTAAGAAGTTCTCTGAGGAATCCTACGATCTGGAACGAAAGGTTCGTAGCATCGTAGACAAACAACAGAGCAACGGCTTTGCCTTTGACCTGATGAAGGGCATGACACTGGAAGCTAAACTTATGGATGAGTTGTACTCTCTTGAAGAAAAGGCTCAAGATATGTTTCCACCTACCATCGTAGAGCTAAAGACAAAGACAAAAGAAATACCTTTTAATATAGCAAGTCGTAAGCAGATTGCTGAACGTCTTATGGAGAAAGGGTGGAAGCCTAAAAAGAAAACAGACAAAGGCAATGTCATTGTCAATGAGGCAGTGCTGGACACGATTGATATGCCAGAGGCTAAGATGTTCTCTCGTTACTTCCTGCTACAGAAGCGTACCGGCCTATTGAAGGCGTGGATACAGGCATGTAGTGAACAGGAACGGGTGCATGGCAGGGTGCTTACCCTCAAGACTATCACAGGTAGGATGGCACACCACGGCCCCAACATGGCACAGGTTCCGGCAGTGTACAGTCCCTTCGGTAAGGAGTGTAGGGAACTCTGGACAGTATCTAATCCAGAGACGCATCAGCTAGTCGGTACTGATGCCAGTGGTCTTGAACTTAGATGTCTTGCACACTACATGGACGATGCCAAGTTTACCAATGAGGTACTGACAGGTGATGTACATACAGCTAACATGAAGGCAGCAGGTCTAAGTAATCGTGACCAAGCCAAGACATTCATCTATGCATTCCTGTACGGTGCTGGTCCTGCTAAGATTGGCAGTGTCGTTGGAGGCAAAGCCTCTGATGGACAGAAGCTTATTGCAAAGTTCCTGAAGAATATGCCAGCCCTTAACAAGCTACGTAAAGATATTGGTACAGTTGCTTCAAAGGGTTTGATACGAGGTCTTGATGGTCGTATGTTACATATCAGGCACGAACATGCTGCACTTAACACTCTGCTTCAGGGTGCCGGTGCGGTGGTATGCAAGCGTTGGCTTGTTGAGATGGACAGGATGATCTGGGAGCATGGCCTTGATGCCAAGCTTGTTGCTTCAGTACATGATGAGTATCAGTTTGAGGTAGCCAAGCCAGACATAGAAAGCTTTACCAAGATAACAAAGGAGGCTATATATACGACACAGGAAATACTAAACTTTAAGTGTGACCTTGATTCAGACTTTAAGGTTGGAAATAATTGGGCAGAGACACATTAGGTGTTGACATCCTGATATACGATATGTTATAATGCACTCGTTGTTTAGTTAGTAGTAGACAACCTAACGGGGAATGATCCCCATCATGGCTGCAATAGCGCAGCGTTTTAAAGGAGACTATTTATGAACGATCCGATTTACATTTCTGGTAAGTGCCACTATGCTTCTATCACTGAGCCGAACACCAAGTTCGATCCGGTGTGGAGCATTCAGGTTGAGGTTAACGACGACAACCGTGCAACCATCGAAGCTGCTAATCTTCCTATCGCTAACAAGGGAGACGAACGTGGTGACTTCGTTACTATTAAGCGTAAGGTTATGCGTAAGGATGGGACTGAGCGTCAGGCACCCATCGTCAAAGACTCACAGAATAATCTGTGGGATGGAAAGAAAATTGCTAATGGTAGCGTAGTGAATGTAAAAGCAATCCCGTTTGATTGGAACTATGCTGGTAAGTCAGGAGTATCTTCTGATCTTGCTGCTGTACAGATCGTAGACTTTATTGAGTACACCGATGGCACTGAAGACTTCACCCCTGTTGAGGGTGGTTACGTGCAAGAAGCTACATCGGAAGCTGTTCCCTTTTAACTAGCATAGAAAGGAAGGGGGAGAGGTTTTGTCATTGTCCTCTCCCCTTTTTTTATTATGAAAACAATAGAAACTCTTGTAGAAGATATCTATGATCTGTTTAATCTAACGCCTATCGACATGGATGAAGCAGAGGTAGATAAACATATCGATACCTTTGGTGATATGTTGAAGGTACACCTGAAAAGTTTTCTATATGAAGAGCCAAGAGATCGTGGCAACCTACGCCTGTCTGCTATTGGTAAGCCAGATCGAAAGCTTTGGTACGATGTTAACAAGAAGCTAACACCGGAGACACTGCCGCCATCTACAAGGATTAAGTTTCTCTATGGGTATATTCTTGAGGAGCTTCTACTGCTCTGTGCTACAGTGGCAGGACATGACGTTACAGATCAACAGAAAGAAGTTACACTTGAAGGTGTGGTTGGACATCAGGATTCAATTATTGATGGTGTCCTTGTTGATGTTAAGTCTGCCAGTGGTATAGGTTTTGATAAGTTTAAATACAATAGGCTAACAGAGGATGATCCCTTTGGTTATGTTGCACAGGTATCTGCCTATGCAGCAGCCAATGATCTAAATCGTGCAGCCTTTCTTGCCATTAACAAATCTACTGGTGAGGTATGTCTCTCTCAACTGCACAGTATGGATATGATCAATGCTAAAGAAAGAATTAAACATCTTAAAGACGTGGTGTCTGCGCCTTTTCTACCTGATAAGTGCTACTCCGATTTACCTGATGGTAAGTCTGGCAACCGTAAGCTTGCTGTTGGTTGTGTTTATTGCGAGCATAAGAGAGACTGTTGGTCTGATGCTAACGGCGGCGCAGGGCTACGTGCGTTCAAGTATTCGCAGGGTAAGAGGTATCTTACGCAGGTAGCAAAGCAGCCTGACGTTGAGGAAGTAACTAACTTCTAATGCATTGGGAATATGATAAAGACTTTGATACGAAGAATAGCTTTGGGTTTGTATATCGCATTACAAACAAGAAGACTAAGAAAGCCTACATAGGTTGTAAGCAATACTACGTTACACGTAAGGGTAAGAAAGTAGAATCAAACTGGCGTATCTATACAGGCTCTAGTAAATATCTTAATGAAGATATCAAGAAACTTGGTAAGAAAAACTTTCGTTTCCAAGTTATTGGTGAGTATAAAAACAAGAGGAGCCTCCGATACTATGAGTGTTATTTTCAGATGATCTATAAAGTTCTTACAGCAAAGATAGAGGGAACGGATGAACCTGCCTATTACAATAACTATGTAGGTGGTAAGTACTATCGTCCAGTACAGGAGTGGCCTGAAGATGAATGACATCCCTGACTTCGGTACACTATACGACCTAACTAATAAGGATGCAGACAAGACACTGCATCTAGCTATAGTTCTTCAAGCTTTGTTAGACCTATCCAAACCTAAAGAACCTACTGAGAGTTTAGAGACAGTGCTTCACCGTGATCAGGCAAGCGCATGGGTCTTCTGTTCTATTGGAGTAACCTGTGAAAACTTTGAGTCAACCTGTGAGCTTGCTGGTCTGGAGCCTGAAGCTGTGAGAAGTTTTGCTGTTAAAACTGTAACATCGGAGAACGTAAATGAAATTAGACGAAAGCTCAATAGCTTCTTATGACGAACGTAACTACCCAAACAATGAAAGAAACTATGATTATTATACTAGACGTATGAAAGAAGAGAAAGCACTTCAACAACAAGTAGGAGGACAACACTACAAGGGATGCAAGATACAACCAGTAGAATATATCCATGCAAATGGGCTTGACTATCTGGAGGGTAATGTGATAAAATACATCACTCGACACCGCACTAAGGGAGAGGGGAGAAAGGATATAGAAAAAGCGATCCACTATGCCCAACTCATATTGGAAATGGAATACGACAACTAGAAGGGGAACAAAGCTATGCCACAATTTCGATCTAATGAGAACCCGATGTTTCGCTCCAAGTTTAGCGAAGACATCTTTAAACACAAGTACGCCCATCATGGGTGCGAGACATGGGATGCACTGTCATCTACTCTGGTAGACGATGTGTGTCAGGACTATCTAAGTAAGGATGACAAAGACGAACTGAAACGTATGATCACTGACCTGAAGTTTATTCCCGGTGGTCGATATCTTTATTATGCAGGGCGTGAGAATAAGTTTTTTAATAACTGCTACCTGCTCAAAGCAGAGGAGGATAGTAGAGAAGATTGGGCTGACATCTCTTGGAAGTCTGAGTCCTGTCTTATGACAGGCGGTGGTATTGGAGTGGACTACTCTGTATACCGTGAGGAAGGACGTATCCTCAATGGTACGGGTGGTCTTGCTTCTGGCCCTATACCAAAGATGCAGATGATCAATGAGATTGGCCGAAGGGTCATGCAGGGTGGCAGTCGCAGGTCTGCTATCTATGCCAGTCTTAACTGGAAACATGCTGATGTAGATAAGTTTCTTGCCAGTAAAAACTGGTATGATATGCCAGTGGGTGAGACAGGTTTCTCCATTGGTCAGGTAAAAGAACAAGACTTTAACTTTGTGGCACCGCTGGATATGACAAACATCAGCGTGAACTACGATACAGAATGGTTGCTTAACTATTGGAAAACAGGAGATACAGGAGATGTCTTTAGGACTAATGTACGTCAGGCTCTTAGAAGTGCAGAACCGGGCTTCTCGTTTAATTTTTTCGACAAGGAAAAGGAGACGTTACGTAATGCTTGCACGGAGGTTACATCTGAAGATGATTCTGATGTTTGTAATCTTGGGTCTGTTAATATGGGGCGCATTGACGATCTGAAAGAGTTCGCAGATGTAGTGGAGCTTGCTACCAAGTTTCTGCTATGTGGAACACTCAGGGCAAAGCTACCCTATGATAAGGTATACAAGACCAGAGAGAAGAACCGTAGGCTTGGTCTTGGTCTGATGGGTATGCATGAATGGTTAATCAAGGGAGGACAGAAGTATGAAGTTACCGAAGGACTTCACAAGTGGTTATCGGTATATAAGGGAGTTAGTGATCACGTTAGCACCGACTTTAGTAATACTCTTGGCTGTAGCCGCCCTGTCGCTAATCGTGCCATTGCTCCAACTGGATCAATAGGTATTCTTGCAGGAACATCCACAGGTGTAGAGCCTATCTTTGCTGTGGCTTACAAGCGCAGGTATCTGAAGGGTGGTAATCGTTGGCACTATCAGTACGTGGTGGACAGTGCAGCACAGGAGATCATTGATCTGTATGGTGTTGATCCAAAAAGCATTGAGTCAGCCCTTGATCTTGCAGAGGACTATAAGAGGCGTATAAAGTTTCAGGCAGATGTACAGGACTATGTTGATATGTCTATCAGCAGCACAATTAATCTGCCCAAGTGGGGGAGTAAGCTTAACAATGAAGATACTGTTACTGAGTTTACTGATACTCTTGCTTCTTACGCTCACAGGCTGCGAGGTTTCACGGTGTACCCTGACGGATGTAGGGGAGGACAACCTCTTTCTTCGGTGCCGTATTCTGAAGCTGTAGAAAAGCTTGGTGAGGAGTTTGAAGAAGGACTAGAGACGCACGACATCTGTGACATCACTGGACATGGTGGATCATGTGGAGTGTAACTGGTTTCCTACTGAGGAGTCAAAGGAGAAAAGCAGGAAGTGTCAGAAGATTTGTAAGATTGATTCAACACAAACTTTTTGCACAGTCTGCAAAAGGACTATAAAAGAAATTGCAGAAAGAGGTAAAAGTTTTGATGCATATGGTTAGTAGATTAGCACTTGTAGTTCAACTGGATAGAACAACAGACTTCTAATCTGTAGGTTGCAGGTTCAAGTCCTGCCAAGTGCGCCAAAAAAGTCCTTGACAAATCATATAAGAGGTAGTATAATATATATGTGATGCCAATAATGGGTCACACAATATCAACTTGCTATAAGGAGAAATGATATGAATGCGTATATTTCAAGCAACGATCCGTTCTTTTCTAAGTTTTCTACATGGGCCATTGGACATGATAGATTATTTAGAGACATGATAAATATGGTAGAGAAGACGCCTAACCGTACAGCTAGTTCTTATCCACCGCACAATCTAATAAAGAATGGTAATGGTAAATATGTAGTTGAGTTAGCTGCTGCTGGCTTCAGTAAAGAAGAGTTGGAAATTAAAACTGAAGACGGTACACTAACCATATCTGGCAGAAAGAAAGAAGAAGAAGACGATGAGAAGTTCGCACAGAAGGGCATAGCGAAGCGACCTTTCTCAAAGTCTTTCCACCTTGCCAGTGACGTAGTTGTAGATGATGTGTCTTTCAGAGACGGTATGATTACCATCGATCTTCAACAGGTAATACCTGAAGACAAGAAAGAAAAAATCTATAACTTGTAACCAACTAAGGGGGAGTGCGTAGTGTTTGCTCCCCCTAATTACATAGGAGATATAATGAGAAAAGCACCTAACACAGTCTACATAGGCTATGATCCAAGAGAAGATGTGGCCTATGAAGTTTTAAAGTTTACCATTGAACGTATTGCAGTTGAGAATGTGGATGTCAAACCTATTCGCAAAGATATTGTAGAGCGTATGGGCTTGTTTAACCGTAAGCATACTGTTAAAGATGGACAGATGATAGATGACCTAGATGGTAAGCCATTCTCTACGGATTTCAGCTTCACACGTTTTCTTGTACCTGCCCTGAACATGTATCAGGGTTGGGCATTGTACATGGACTGTGACATGTATCTTCGCACTGACATCAATGAGTTGTTTGAAGAATATAACATGGACTACTACCCACTGTACTGTGTTAAGCATCAGTATGAACCTACCGAAGAGTTCAAGATGGACGGCCAGAGGCAGGAACACTATCGCAGGAAGAACTGGTCAAGTCTTATTCTTTGGAACTGTGGACACGCACTTAATAAAAAATTAACTCCATTAGAAGTTAATACGCAAACAGGTGGGTGGCTACACGGCTTTGAATGGTTGCCTGATAAAGAAGCTGACATTGGAACTATTCATCAGGAATGGAATTGGCTTGATGGTCATTCCTCAGAAGAGATAGAAGCCAAGAACGTACACTTCACAACAGGTGGGCCGTGGTTTAAAGAATGGAAATGCGGTAGAGCTATTGATGGTAGATATGCTGCTGAATGGAACGGAGACTATACTTACCTTGCAGGAAAAGGAATAATCGAACCCTATGACATATAAAATTGTTACATGCTTTGACGAAAAGAAGTTAAAGAAAAACGCCTTCAAACTTCTTAATGAGTTTAAAGAAAACTGGCAACCAGACATTGAGTTTCACTGCTACTATTATAATGTAGACATCAGTAACTATTCCCTGCCTCAAGCAGATAATATTAAATATCATAATCTTGAGAACATACCGGAGTACTCTACATTTGTAGAAGAAAACCAGAAGCATGACGGTACTGAAGAGGGTGCAGTACAGTATACTGAGCTTCTTGATGGGCTGTCAGCAGCACCAGAAGTATTTGCTATCACTGAGTGTGGCTTTGAGAACAAGGGATGCTGGCTACTCTGGGTTGATCCTATGTGCCTCACAGTTAAAGACATACGAACAAGCACTCTTGATTATTATTTTCCTGATCCTGCCTATAACATTGATTTTATTTACACACCTGAAACATCTTACCTCATGGCATTTAATCTTGGACGGCAGACTGCTGTAGATATTATGGGTGATTGGCGTGGCTCTTATATGTCAGGAGAGTATATCAATTATCGTGAGTGGACCCCTGCTTTTATTCTTAGTAGGCTTGTCACTATCTATACAGCACATGGCATGACTGTGCATGAGTTTGTTGGTATGGAAAATCTTATAATAAACATTAACCATAAGAGTTCTGTCAATGTTCGTAACAGCGATGGTCAAAGGATTGTTGAGCTATCAGATAATGAAACAACTCCTGACATTCTTCCCGGTAGGTACAAGCAGCTTGCTGATACCATTCGTTTCTATAAACCAAAGACTATATTAGAGACGGGGACATGGAATGGGGGTCGTGCGCTTGAGATGGCTCTTGCTGCTTTTGACAACTCAGACGCCGTTCATTACATTGGTTATGATCTGTTTGAAGATGCTACTACAGCTACCGATAAAGAAGAGTTCAACGCCAAGCCACACAATACCAAGAAGGCTGTTGAGAAAAGGTTTGACGAGTTTGCCGAACATATGAAGAAAGAGAAGAGTAAAGAGTTTACCTATGAGTTATACAAAGGTAATGTCAGAGATACTCTAAAGCCTGTCTATATGGATGAGGTAGACTTTGCTTTGATGGGAAGTGGTAACAGTATTAAAACTGTAAAGCATGAGTTTGATGTACTTAAAACTATCCCTGTTGTTATGGGTGATCACTTCTTTACTAAGGAAGACAATGAGAAGACACCTGATGATGAGTATCAGGGAATGAAAGTACTCTTTGATTCTGTCCCTACTAAAAAGCTACACGAAGAAAAAACTACGGATGACGGCTGGACTACCTTTGATGAGAAATCTAATGTAAGAAAGTATGTACTCCCCTCTGATGATAAGGTTCTGGGTGGTGGTCGTACACACCTTGTAGTATTTCTAACGGATGAGTCTCTTCCTGATATCCCACCAGAACTAAAACAAGTTCCTATTGTTGTTCATCCCAGAGATTCAGTACCAAAAGAGTATATACGCAATAACATTGTAACTAATCTTACACATATAGATAAAGACAAGTGGGTTACAAAGCATCCTGCACATAAGGACAAGGCTGTTATTGTTTCTGCTGGTCCCTACATAGACTATGCAAAGTTAGAAAAGTTTATACATGATAATCCCGGCTGTAAAGTTCTGTCAGTTAAACATGCTCTGCCGGGGCTGATGAAGAACGGCATCATACCGTGGGGCTGTATTGTTCTTGATCCCAGACCAATCACAGGTAAGAGTACACATAATATTGTACGAAAAGATTTGTTTGAAAAGACTGATCCTAGTATTAACTTCTTTGTTGCATCCATGACAGACCCTTCTGTTACAGAGTATCTGAAAGAAAAGGATACCCATATGTGGGGCTGGCACGCTTTCACTGACTCGCTTCGTGAAGAGGAGGAGCAAGGGAAAGTTATTGAGAAACAACAGGTTAAGTTAAGTGAGGAGCTTGGCATACCACAGGGCGCTACTCTTATCACAGGAGGTACATGCGCTGCCATGCGTGGTATTGGCATGCTACACACAATGGGCTTCAGAGATATACATCTGTTTGGCTTTGACTGTTGCAGAGATGAGCCTACCGATGAGGAGAAGACAGAAACCACAGGTGATCTTGAGGGTGGTGAAACTCCCAAGCCTAAGTATATACAGGTTAATGTCAAGGACAAGTCCTACTGGACTACAGGTGAGCTACTAGCTATGGCACAGGATTGTGAGAAAGTCTTTAACGATCCCGGCCTTGAGGGTGTTCTGTCTTTTCATGGAGAGAATACAATGGTAGCTGACTTATGGAAGATTAAAGAAGAACAGGAAGTTCGCCCACAGTTTAAAGGATACTATGATGTCTGATATTAATATAGACAATACTAACAGTAGACATAATCCATCAGATGATTATGGTAATCTTGTTAAGATGTATGAGGAGAAACACGATCAGGGAGAGGGTATGTTCAATGGACGCAGCCTTCTAAAGTTTGTGGACCTTATAAAACTATACCTGAAAAACAATAACTGTAAGTCTGTGCTTGACTATGGCTGTGGTAAGGCAGTACTCTACACAGACAAGTTCTCAGAGATCACTAATGAAATTGACTGTCCTCTTCCTGAGTATTGGGAGTTAGATGAGTGCGAACTCTTTGATCCCGGCTATGAGAAACACAGTAAGCTTCCTATACACAGAAAGGATGCAGTGATATGCACTGATGTTCTGGAACATATTGCAGAAGAAGACTTGGGTTGGGTAGTAGAAGAAATATTTTCCTATGCAAAGAAGATAGTCTTTCTAAACGTAGCTTGCTTTGAAGCATTGAAACTGTTACCTGATGGTAGGAATGCTCATATCTCTGTCTTCTCTCCTAATGATTGGATACAAATGTTAGCAGAAAAAAGTAGAAAGTTTAAACATCTAAAAATTTATCTCTTTGCTGATACAATGGAGAATCAAGATACTAAAACTTTTTACACTGAAGGCTACAGGATAGATCAGTATCCCCGTGTAGTTAAACTAAAGAAAGAGGAGGAACAATAATGTATGTACTAATTGTTGTAGCACTGATGTGGACCAAGGCTGGCTCTGACATCAATGTAACTTATCAGAACTTTGATTCATCTGTTACGTGCCAGAGTGCGGCATCAACTTTGCAGAAGATTTCTAAACTAAAGAAGGCAATGAATATATATTCCTTCTGTACAAGGAAATAGAACATGGTATTAGGTATTGCAGATTCAGTTATTGGTGTAGCTGGCAAAGTTCTTGACAAGTTTGTAGAGGACAAAGACCTGAAGAAGAAGCTGGAGCATGAGCTTCAGACACAGATGGTATCACTTGATCTTGCTCAAGCACAGGCGAATATAGAACAGGCAAAACATCCCTCTATCTTTGTCAGTGGAGCTAGGCCAGCTATCATGTGGGTATGTTGCTTTGCTCTAGCATGGCAGTTTATTCTTGCACCTATTCTATCTTGGATTATTATTACTTGGTATCCTATGGTAACGCTTCCTGTACTGGAGACTAATGAATTGATCAGTCTGATCATGGCACTTCTTGGGCTTGGCGGTATGCGTACAGCAGAGAAGTGGAAGGGCGTTGCCAGAAGTAATATGAAATAATGCCTGAATACAGTTTGAAGAAGATGACACCACACAAAACAAAAGATTGGTATATTAAGTGGGGTGCATCCTTAGTTCTTATTGTTGGTATTATACTTACTTCTAATAATATTTACCCTCTAAACTTATACTTTGATATTGTCGGACTCACTGGATGGTTTATTGTGGGAATGATCTGGAACGATAGAGCCTTGATTGTTATCAATGTTGTGTCCCTTGCCATACTAACAAATGGATTGGTAACTTATTATGTTAAATGAAAAACAGGAGAAGTTTGCAGAGGCTTACGTTCTGCACCGTAATGCAACTGAGGCTGCAAAGTCTGCTGGTTACTCTGCTGCATCAGCAAACAACCAAGGCTACCGTCTTATGCAGATGCAGGAAGTTATAGATCGTGTACATGAGCTTGAACAAGAGCTTGAAACAGATGTTAATGTTATAGAAGAAATAGAAAGTCAGTACACCTTTGCCAAAGCAAATGGACATACCAACAGCGCCATCAAAGCACTTGAACTATTGTCACGTATTCGTGGTTCTAATAGTGATAGTAGCTCTTCTATGGATAAGGATACTCTGGAGACTGCTATTGTTGGATGTTTAAATGTATTAGGAGAAGAGAAAGTTGTACAGCTTCTATCTAAGTGTGACTTCGCTGATGCGTTGTTTGAAGAAAATGATAGCGATTATGCAGAAGAACCGTCTGAAGGCAGTGAAGAGACAAATTCCGTACTGGTAGAGTAAAAAAGAAGGGCTAGGAGAGCCACTGAGTAGCCTTCTCTAGCCCTTCTGGTAGGCATATAGCCCAGAGGTACTGATTCTTCTGTATGACGCTCCTAGCTCGATATAGAAGGTTTTACTTTTTTACCTTCTTTTTAGTAGCCTGAAATGCAGTTGCACCAAAGTATGCAGCAACAAGACCGGATAATGCTAGATATGCCATCTCCATTACGTTGGCATTCTCATATCTTTCAGGCCATCCAATGATCGCCACAGTCATAGCGGCCATCATTACAAGAACAACCCAACACATTCTACGTCTGTTAACTTGATATGTTTCTTTATCGGGAATATTATCTTTACTCATTTTGCTATCCTTTCACTTGCTACGGGAGGATGTGATCCATTGTGCATGGCATATAGCCTATCACAATCTTTTTGTAGTCTTCCCACATGCGTAACAATCTCTGCCAGTTGCATATGATCTCGCCTAAGATTTTCAGGACTTGCCATCTTAGCTAAAATATTTATTCTTTGCTCTTGAGTTTCAGTTGCAGTGATTAGCTTATCACTACGAGCATCCATCTTACGCAGTCGTTGCTCAACATCATCTAGTTTTTCTACTAGCTGTCTAATCTGCATCTTAGCTACAGCACTGGCTCCTGCTACACTGAATAAGATACCAGCAATAGTTACGACCAAACGTATGTCGATTCCACCTTCCATACTAACCTCCCTGTTATACGTTAGCAGGACCAAAAATTATAGCTGTTAATATCACTGCTGCAAAGTATGCCAGCCACACACGTCCCGGCATTACTTAATTCTATTCATTAGTGCTTCTTCAAGTTTAGGAAGAAGACGTATACCACAATACCCAACAATGAATGCTAAACCAATTGCAACCTGATGATTAAACTTAAAGTATCCCATAGCTGCCGGAATTAGAAATTCTGCTGCAATCCAACCCACAAGAACTGCAACTAAAATATCTTTAGCAGCACCTAAGTTCCACTTCTTTTGTGTTAATACATTTGCTACACCGCCACATCCTGAAGCGAAGATACAGCATAGCTTTCCACCGAATGTCATTATTGCCCATTCCATAGTTTAGCCTCCTCAATAATGTTAGTTTTATTTATAGCTCCATATCCACGGACGAGGATGATGATCCCCATCTTCCATTGTATCAAGGTGCAAGAAGCGGCGTTCATACATGCCACGTTGAGACACACCTATACCTTTAAACTCATGTATGATAGCAAGACGTAGTAGTTTAAAAGCATCGTGACCACCAACTACAATATCAACAGCCCTGCCATAGATATGTGCAGAGTTAGGAGAGCCGCCTATTGTAGTATTATATGCTATGTCCCTGTAGCCTGAAGATATGATCATTGGATTGTCGTAGTCTTTTCTTAAACGAATGAGCCTTTCCATAAACTCTTCGTCCATGTGGCACTCTCCAGTACCCTTACAACGCATCTCATCTTCAGTAAAATGTTCCCAGTTAGTCACTGTTCGTCCTTTCTTTTAGTCAGTAAGGTCTTCTATTAGGTCTTCAAGACCAATATCAGGTCTTGCTACTTTAGGCAATGCTCCAATAGGAGTAGTATTTCCTATAGCTGTTGCTATTCTTTTAGGACTTCCGCTTCCAACGGCTGTAACTAAATCTGCTGCCTTAGAAACAAGAGGACCGCCTAATGATGTAAAGGGATCACGACCATACTTTTCTGCCCTTAATGCATCTATAAATACATTACCATATCCAAGAATATTACTTTGAAGTAATGCCTGAAGTATCTTTTCATAAATATCTAAATCATCATACGGACTTTCTTCTTCACCATATCTAATTCCATTCTTCAATGTCATTGTTGCAAGTATAGCTCCGGTAAGAAGAGTCCATGTCATTGCCCATTTAGCTGCGTCACCTATATCAGGCAATCTACCTTTAGTAAATATTGGTTGTACAATTTCTTTGTAGAAACGCATACCAACAGTATTACCAAATGTTATCATAAATCCTTTAAGTAATGCGGCAAAAGACCAGTGAGGATCAGACATCCACAGAGGTTTATTAAGAGGGTTAGGAGTCATAATAACCTCATCTACAGTTTTACCTATTGCCTGAGTTATTATGTCAGGAGATGCGACTGTAGGTTCAGTAGATACACCATATTTTTTTGCACCACTATACTGATCTGCCCACTCCATAGCCTCTCTTTGAGATGGTGTTAAAGGATTAAACTCTCCTGTTTTTTTATTTACTCTAGGTACAACGCTAAGAAGACCTCCGATCTCTAATCTTTTTCTAGCACGTCTTGATTCTTGAGTTACCTTACCACCTTCAACTTCTTGATTATGTAAAGTTTTTAGGTCTTGTGCTATCTGTCTTGATGCTGCTTGAAGAGCTACATTACGACTAAATTGCGTTACCTGTGCTAGAAGGTTAACTCTAAAGAAAGTATCTGTTGCTCTTTTACTAACAGATATATCTCCAATATCACGAATAGCGTCTGCCAAAGCTAGATCAGCAGTCTGCATTAACGACATCAAGGCTTCTTCATTCTGACTTCTTTTAAATTTAGGAGAGAAAGTTCTTACTCCCTGTCTTAGTGTAGATTCAGCAGCAGCCATCGCACCCATTAAAGCATTCTTCGGACTAACACGACTAAGAACAATAAACGGTTCTGATAAAGCTGTAATAGCTGCAAAGGGTAGCGTTGCAATATATGTTCCAGTATTTGCAAATCTTAGAAAAGTTCTAAGCCCTCTACTTTTAATTGGTTTATATCTATGTTGTAGAGCATCAACAATATTTTTTATACGCAAAGCTTCGTCAACTTCCATAACCCTGTCTTTAACCAGTTGGTTTATTATAGGATTATAAGTATCAGCATATTTTTTTAGCTTTGCTCTACGAACAGCACTAACAATATATTTATTTACAATTTTATCAAAGTCTGTTTCAAGAAGTTTAGCATCTTGCAACTCTTTAATAACTTCATCAGGTAGTTTTCTAGGATTTTCAGGATCAATTCTAGTAGAACTCACAGAAGTATTTGTAGTATTAGGAACAAAAATATTAATATCACCTTCAGGATTATACACCCCATCATTTTCAAGTATATTATCCATGATGCTGTTACCGTTTAAACCATTACGATTTAAAATTTCAACAAATTTATTTATATCTTTTTTTCTTCCAAGACCTTTTGGACGAAGCTTAAAGATACGAGTAAGATACTCATCAACTCTACCTATATCAACACCAGATGCTTGCAGCCTAACATAAAGAGGGTCTAAAATTTCTTCACGTATTTGCCTAGCAACTTCTACAACTTCAGGATTAGTAGAATTATAATCTCTATAATTAAGTTGGTTGGCTACTTCAGTTTTTATTTTTTTAGGTATAGAAGATTGAAATGGTAATTTAAAATTTTTTCTTATTCTATCGTTAATAAGTTCTTTTGTTTTATAAAGACTTCCAATCTCTTGATTAGACTCAACAAAAAAGTTTGTTAAATCTTGTACCATTCTTTTAGCAACAGGACTTGTATTAGCTAATCGTTGTAAGGGTGCTGTTGATCTAGCAACCAAATTTAAAAGAAGATTATTACTTGTTCCGCCCTTTCTGTTTCTCAGGCTTACAGTTACCTCATCAAGTCTTTTCTTATCATCTTTAGAAAACTTATCACCCTGTTGTTTTTGTTTCCTAACAAGCTGTTCTCTTTCTCTGCTTAAAACTTCAATGTCATTATCAAAATCATAAACAGTTTCAACCTCACGGCCAGCCGTTAAAGCAGTTCGTGGAAGGTCTATAATTTTATCTCGACTTTCAATAGCTTCACGCTCATCAAGAATTTTTCTTTCAGTTTCAGATAGCCCCTGAGTTTTACTTCGTGGAATAGTGTTTGTTGGAGTACCATCCTCATTTAATATGAAAGGTTTATTAGGATCAAACCTCTCTAGACTCTGAACATTTTCAGGAATAGCCTCTACAAGTTTATCTATAACCTCTTCATCTTCTTGTATCTGTCGATTGGCCTGTCTGGATACACCAACAGAGGCACCACTTAGTGTTCCTCTTAGTGTACCACCAGCTATACCACCAACAGCCGCACTATCAATAACATTTTTAAGAAGCTCTGCACCCTTAATTTCTTTATCAGATACAAGCGCAGGAGATATATCCTGAACAACTGCTTGGGTTCCTTCAGTTACACCCTCACCTAAAGCACCCTTACCAGCACCCTTAACAGCTTCTTTAACTACACCCTTCTTAGCTATATCTTCAGCAGTTTCTACAGCTTCTTTAATTGTTTTTTCAGGTAAATTAGTTTGATCTTTAATTGTTTTTACTGTAAGGTCTTTACCTAACTTTTTAGTAAGACCGCTAATTAAAAAGCCAAAACCAACTCTATCCAACAAACCAATAGCAGTACCAGCACCCAAGCCAACAGCTTGAGCTTCTTCTTTAGATGCTCCATATTTTATAGCTTCATCATGAATAGAACCCGCTGATAAGAGAAGACCGGGAGTTAGCCCAAGAACAGAAACTGTAAGCATAGTAGGAACACCTACAGCCGTAAGCACAGGGGCAGCAACAACTCCACCACCAACAGCAGCGCCTGTAGCAATTAGAGATGGTGCAGCACCTACCAAAGCAGAGTGAACAAATTCAGCGGTGTCGCCTATTGCACCTAGTATTTCACCCTTAGAAAATCTATCATATATTTTAGAGGACTCTTCAGTAATTGACATACTGATATCAGGATTTGGTTTAGCCTCTCTAGTCTTTCTAAATTCTTCAGAGGTATTTCTAAAATCTTTTGCCGTTTCATCTGCACCAACAGTCTCAGCAATCATAGCTAGAGTGCTATAAAATTCTTTACCAGCATCATCAGTAGCTAAATCCCACTTATGAGATGTTGAGTTAACATCAAATCCAAACTTTTTGTAGTCATCTTTATTTAAAGTTATATTTTTTAATTCATCTAAAGAATTATCTTCTTGAGATACAGGAGATACATCTAAAGAACTTAATTCTTTAGCCACATCATCTAAATTTAATAGACGATCACTTAGTCCTGAGTATTCTACGGGTAAAGAACTTAGCTCTTCAGCCGCAGCATTTAATATAGAATTATCTACCATTTAAATTATTTAGCAAGTTGTTCTTTTAAAACTTTTACTATTGCTTTTTGATATGGAGTTTTTCTACCCCTTTCTTCAACAACTAAACGAGCTATAAGATTTTTTGTTTCTGTGTCTAAACCTTTAAATAAAGTCATTAAACTTTCATTTCCAGAAAGCTTAATAACTTCTTCTATATCATCTTTAACAGTTTGTTCTCGTTTATCTTGCTCAACTAGAGGGTTAAACTTTCCTAAATCACCCTGTCTTGATTTTCTAATTTCTTCTTTTAACTTTTTAAGTTCAAGAATCTTTTTTCTCGTTGATAAATTAGACTGCAAGATATCGCTTCTTTTCTTAGCTAGTGTAGCAGGTACAGCATAAGCTTTATCTTCCGCAGCAAACTCTGCTTCTAGATTAGCAAGCTCTTGCTTCTTAGTTAGTTTTTTAGTTTCAACTTGTTTCTTTTTAGTCTTTTCAGTTTCTTCTGCAAACGCAGCACCTACATTGCCCTCTTCTCTTACAGCAGCCCTACCAAGTGCTGCAAGAAAATCAGAGGCTGCTTGTGCAGAAAAAGGAATACTATCTGTAGACACAGCATCAAGTCTTTTTTGCGCCCTTTCTTGTGCTATTCTTTTTATATCTTCTGGACTTCTCACACCAAACTTAGCAAACTCATTTTGTAAAGCACCTAGCTGTTGACGCTCAACAAGTTCTGCCTCTACTGGACGAAGTGATCTTAATCCTTCTAATGACGTAGGCTCTGCCTCATCTACATCTAGATCACCACCAACTTTACGAGCAATAACACCACGGCCCATCAGTATGTCTTTCTGAGTTACCTTACCATCACCACTCATATCAGGAAAGCCTCCTCCTCCCTTACGTTTAATAAGATCAGAAAGACCACCACCAGTTTTACCAAATATTTTTGATACTCCTTTAGCAAATATATTAGAGCCCGTAGGACTGCCAAGAAAGGCACTGCCAAGAGTAGAGCCAATGCCAAGAAGTTGTCTACCAAAGCTAGGTTGGAAGGGTGTGCCAGTTGTATTAGTTGATTGAGTTGGTATACGATTAAGAGGATTACCATATACAAAACCGGAGTACTCAGAAAGTCTTTGTTGCGGAAACTCTCGCTCTTCCAAAAACTTAAAGTATTCTTCATCAAGTGCAGACTGAGCAAGATCACGTTTCTCTTCTCCAACAGTCTGTAGAACACCCTGCTCTGCCAGACCAGATTTAAATGTCTCTGCACCGGCCCTGCCAATAGCTGCTGCTGCATTAGCTTCTCTTGCTTTCTGCTGTTCAAAAGCTGATCGTGCATCTTGAAAGGCACTCTGTAATCCTCTAGCTTCAATATCTGCAAGAAGCCTACCCTGTTCTCTCTGAGCTTCTGAAGCCTCTAATGCAGCCCTTGTTCCAAGACCAGACATCCCACCACCCTGTTGAATAGCTTTCGCCTCCAAGGATGGCTGTACATCACGTTCAAATACTCTCTGCGCCTCTCGCTTCTCAATATCTGTTACAGCACGTTGATAGGGAGACATAAACTGTTGAGCAATTTCAGGAGTAAATGCCTGTGTCTGCGCTCTGGTAAGCCCCAGAGACTCATCTATGAAAGGCTGTTGTGTTCCTACCAGACCTGCTAAACCTGCCTGTGCTGCTTCTTCTTCAGCAGTAAATGGCGCTAGAGTAGCTCCTTCATAAGGAATATACCCTGCTGCTTTTTCAGCATCATAGATAGCCTCTGCTTCATCAACAACTTTTTTAACAGCAGGAGCAATTTCAGGAGGAAGCTGTTGACTCTGAATAACTGTCGATGTTGATGGTTGTGACTTACTACTGCCAAATAATGAAGATAAGAAACCCATATCTTAAACCCTTTCTATTAATGGTTTGAGTGCAGCAAGTCCGTCAATTTCATTTGGCTGCTTCTCAGAACCATATGCTTTCTTTCTAACTTGTTTAATTGTTTCATCCATGACATCTGCACCCTCATCTGCATTACCGTTACCCAGTGCTGCCATTGTATAACTATCTACTACATACTCGCTAGGACTTACAGCAAGTGTAGCTACTTGTTTTTCACCTTCTTTAATTGGCATACGAACATTGTCTTCCATACCGTGTCCATCGCCGGGAACTCTACCAGAGAACTCACCACCCTCTGCTAGAGCTATAAGACCACCACTTTCCATTGCAACTGTTCGATCACTACTTGCAGTTATAAGCCTCTGCATTGCTGCATTTTTCATAGCTGCTTCTTGTAGACTTGCAATTTGCTGTTGTTGCTCTTGCTGACGCTTCACTCCCATTACATCTTGGACACCCTCAATAATATTAACCCCTGCTTTCTTTGCAAGAGTTTCAAAAGCAGCATTAAATGCTCCTTCTTTTATTACCTCACTAGCATCGTCCCCCATTTGCATTATAGGTGGCCGTGGTGCAGCAGAAGCTTGCATTGGTCTAACATTACCCAACGCAGGAACTTGACCTCTGTTAGCTCTCATAGCAGCAAGCTGTTGTAGAGAGTTACCCACTACAGGTGTTCTGGGAGGCGGCATCATTTGTCTTGGGGGAGTAGGAGCCATTACTTTAACCTTCCATAGGTAAACTGAGGAGTATTATTATCAAGTAATTCATTACTACTATTATACCCTATCTTAGCAGTTTTCGCAAACTGTTCTCGCTTCTCATCAATTCTACGATGAAAAGGATCAATAGCTTGTCCAGTATTATAGTTACCATACAAAGTACTATTATTAATTAATTGAAAATGTTCTGAAAATGTTTTCATTAGTTTAAGTCCTGCCAAGATGTTTCTGATCCTAGACTTACATACCCCTTAAACTTCCCTGTGCTTGCCGAGTATGCAATGTCTCCTTTTTGTGGTCTTCCAATACTTGTAACAGTTACTACACGATATATATTACTTGCTGGAGTACTTTCTATTACTGTATCTCTATTATTAAGCTCATTAATTAGTATTGATCCCCATCGTTGTATTTCACCGTACATACGCCTAATGTCATCTGTAGACATATTCTGTGGAAGGGTTGGGTATCTTGCCATTATCTTCCCCCATCACCCTGTATGCCAAGTCTGATTGATCCCCATCGCCAGCTTGCATTATTTGAGTCACAAGATACCCGTACCTTCGCTTGCCTTCCTCTACTTCTAAAGTTTACTTTCTCTGTTGTATTTGTAATATCAAATTCTTTTGTTACTGATTCAGTGCTTTCAGGATACTGCTTGGTTGTAAACTTCATTTTAATTTTACCGCCAGACAAATCATAGTCAGGAATAATTCTATTCATAAACATGATAGCGTTACCATCATCAATGTCAAAGTCACCAGACTCAACAAAAGATGATAACGTTTCACCACTGCCTGTGAAGACAGATACAGGTTCATTGTTATATATATTATTACCAGCAGCAGTAACACCTGTTGTAATTGTATTTCCAAAGACTTCCTTATCCGCAAATGTTGTAAAGATCATTTCACCATAAACCCAGTAGTCATCTACTGGATTATATATTACATATTTATCACATTCAGTATTAGTGCCAGAAGCATAAAGCCAAATAATTTCATTAAACTCTGAATTTAATCCCGCAAATACTTTATCATAATAGTTTCTATTTATATCATCAAAGATAAATCTACGAACAGTACATGTTATATCTTCTACCTGACCAGTAAACCTATGAAAGTTATCATATCCCATCCAGTATGTAATACCACCAAAGTCAATACCTGCATGTGGTCCTACCATTCCACAGTTTGTACCGGCTTGTGTAAATCTAAATGTAAATGGTGGACCTGCAAACTCCATTAACCATAGTGAATTATCAGTCCAGATATTAATAGCATTTTTAGAACGAACAGCACCAATAATCTCTGTACCATCTGTAAGAACAACCTCACCAGCAGTAGAGCTTACTGAGGGAACCCAGTTGCTTCTATCATCTTGGTCTGACCAACGCACCAGCATTGGATTAAATGTTCCACTTACTGTAGCATCAACAGCAAACTCATTTGTTCCAAGACAAACTAAATGTCTATCATTTGGTGATACAATAATAGAGTTAGAGTTAATAGGAGAAGTAGTAACAGAGGTAGCTCTTGTTGGTAGTACGGAAGCATCACTATCAAAGTAGAATATATTACTTCCCTTACGGTTAGCTACAACATCCTCACCCCAGTTATCTAAACTCCACTGAGTAATATCAAACACAATACCAGATGATCCAGCAGAGGCAGGTTGATTCCAAGCTCTTGTCTGTGATGCACATACTGTTGCTTGATATCTAGCAGCACCATATCCCAGACCAGCAGCAGCTATAGAGTTACCAGTTGGTATATAATAGTTAAAGGTTGCTGATCCTGCATCACTACCTGTTGCATTAGCAGCATCGGTAACTGATATGGTAAATACATTAGCACTCTCTACAGAAACAACTTGATATGTGTTACCCTGTAAACTTACAGCATTAAAAGCTGCCGAAGATGTAAACAATACATAATCACCTACAGCCCTGCCATGTGCAGCATCAGAACAACAAACTCTTGTACTTCCAGAAGATGTACCAAAAACATTAGCAAGAGTAACTGCTGTTGTTATTGGAGTAATATCGTATATTACATCACCTTCATTAACATACAGTTTATCAGGTGTGCCAAAGATTGCTCTCTTCTTGCTATCAGAGTCTGACCATGTAAGCAAGTCTCTGGCTGAACCATCAAAGGTTGCTCCTGAAGCTCTTGTTTCATAGCCACGCATGTTCTCTGGACGACCAGCACGGAAGCGTACATAGTTGCCATCGAACCAACGCTGGCCTTCAGCATAGGCCGTAGTTTCTCTATGGAAGCCTTGCTGAAATTCAAACTTTGCTAGTCTAGTTGCCATTATCGTGTAAAGTTCTTTATAAGTATTGAATCAACTTTGGTAGTAGTTCTTACTGCATAGAATAATACATCCACACCAGAAGCAGCAGTTGTCAGTGTTGGTACTCCTCCTCCATTTGGAAACTGATAGACTGTATTATAACTAAGTGTACGATCTCCAGTACTATCTTGAATAATAAAGATATGACCAGATGCTCCAATATTAGTAGAAGTATTAGTAGGAGCAGCAAGAGTTCTGTTACCTGCCAAAGTCACAGCAAATACATTACTGGTATTAAGATCAGGAACTACAGAAGTTGCATCTGCCAGAGTAACAATAGGAGCAAAGGCACCTGTCATAAACTTACCCTTACCAGAGACAGTGACTGTGCTGCCAAAGTATGCAGCGCCACCAACACTTAGAGTAGATGCAAGACTTACGGCTCCTGCTACTGTGAGAGTACCTCCAACTCTTACTGCACCACTGACACTTGCATTACCCTTTACATCAAGATTACCAGTAGCTGTAATATTAGTAAAGGTAGTCTGCGCTACAGGAAGAACAGTAGTTCCATTCGTAACATACATTGCTGTGGAATCACCAGTAATAGTTACACCAGTATTACCAGCTACCTTCAGAACAATAGCATCAGTGCTATCATTATAAGAGACAGAGTTTTTTACAACATATGTTTTTGAGTTATTAGGAATAAGAATATTAATTGTATCATGTGCGCCACCAACAGTTCCCTTAAACTCAAGAATAGCAGAGCGAGACTGATCACCTGATCCCTGAGTTTCTGTCAGAGTAACTGTTGCAGCACTGCCTATTGATACAGTAGTGTACCCAGCAATGGCATCATCAACAAGACTGATAACCCCATCATTGAGAATAGCTCCCCAACTATTTGGGTTCTCTCCATCTGCTTGCTTTGTTAAGCGGAGATTTGTTGTATATGTACTTGCCATTATGCTGCCTTTCCTTTAGCTTCTTTTCTACATTCAGCTTCTAATATATGAGATGTAGGTGTTTGTTGTGCTATGCCTTTTATTAAATTTTCGTATGCAATACAGTGTTTTCTTTCTAAGAATGGACCAGTAACTGATTGCTCTATTATAGGTTCTCCTGTTGGTAACATTGAAAGAACTATAATTGAAAAAAAATAATACATTACTCTCCTAACACCGGCCAATCATAAAGAATACCCGATTTAGTTACACTACCATCATCGTTAGGTGTATGAGTTAAAAATAATGCAGCTACTGCATCTGTATCTGCTGCATTGTCAATTGCTGTTTCCATCTCTGTAGCTTTAGTTCTGATAGCTGCTCTCCATGTTGCAATGTTACTTGGTATTGCAGTATCATTATCAGCTTTACGAACAACAACCCAATCAGTTTGACTTAGTAAAGAACCTTGTTGTGCTTTAACTTCTTGTTTAAGATTATATTTAACACCACGGGTAACAACTTGATTGCCATCCTCATCTAAAAGAGCATTACCATCTGCATCTACTTCATCTTTAGTGCCTGAGATTGCCTCTGGAACAACTGACTGAACTTCATGTGCTAAGAAGCCATCGACTGTAGTGTCTGCATCAGCAATGAAGTTAAACCGTGCAGGTTTAAGCTGCTTAAG